TAAATAATGGCTGCTTTATCACGAACACCAAAGGCAAGACGAACACTAAGTCTGGCTGTTTTTTTACCTACAGTAAAATCATCAGCATCATAACCAAATTCCAGAGTCATTGCCCTACGATCACCAATTTGTAGTTTTGTTTTATCAAGCACAACCATAGTATTGGCAGTTATAGAAGTTGATCTTTTAACTTCCAATCCACAGATATAAGTTGGTTCGCCAATAGTAGAATAAACTACACGCCTGTCTGTTATACTATTATCAAGCTGATCTTTTTCTGAACCCATATTACTTAGATCCGTAGGGTTCATGACGATTGTGTCAGGACGGTATTTATTACCCAAACACTGAAGTTTCATTTTTTCAATAAGATCGACAATTTTTGCTGACGGTATAGTACCATCCCAGGTAGCGGCAAAAGCTGTCATTTTATTAGCTGTCAGCAGTCCTGCAATAGCTGTAGAATCATCTCCTGCAGTTCCCAGTATCTGATCATCCACTTCATCAAGTAGTTTATCAGGCCCGGTGATTGAAACTTCAGATACAACTTCCTCAATATCTTCCAATGTTTCATCAGAAAATTTGAAATGAGTACCTATAACAAACGACGGGAATTCAACAGTGGTGAGCAAGAAGCTTGATTTACTTGAAGCTACTCCCTCAGCCTTAGTTCCTGAACCATCAACATATGTTCCTACCACCAATATACTCATTTTGGGTCTGTCAATATCTTTTGAAGGCATCCAGTCAGTTACATGCGGATATAATGTTAATGGAATACCCACTCTACTAGGGTCCAATTGTGTTAATCGTAAAAGATCAACATAATTGCCAACAATATTACCTTCTGTCATATCAACAGCATCCTTACGAGTAAGTCTGGAAACAGGAAAATCTATTTTTATAGCAGGCGTTGTTTTATTTCCCAGTTTGTCGAAATACTCATTAAGAGATTTCTTCTTCTTTCCATCACCTTCTTTTTCTGTAATAAGATTTGGAATATTTTTAGCAGCCTCACCAATACCCTCCATGATTGCATCATAGAATGTTTTTGGTTTTTTAGATTCATTTTTACCGGGCTGCTCATTCATCGCTTTTATAGCAGCAGCATTTTCAGCCGTTGCCTGAAGTAGTTTTTCTACGCTCTCTTTGATTGTTTTCAATTCTTCGTGATTATCTTCACGATCATTGATTACTTTCAACTTTTTATTGATTTCTTCAATACGAGCGTCAAGGTCAGCTTTAGTCACTCCCTCTTTTACAGAATCGGTGATAAGCCCCTTTATTTCATCCAATAAGATTTCCTTATCGGTTTTGGGTTCTTCTGTTTTTACTTTTGGTTCCATTATTAATTTTTTAAATGCGTTATTAAATAATTATAATCTATCTGAGTGGGTGTACCCCGGGTCAGTTTTTTAAGCAGAGTGTCTAAGTGACGGGTCTGCAAGTATGTTCAAATTTGCATATTCTTTATAATATTTTATTGCTGCCATATCATAAGCCATAGCAGCATTTATTTCCTGTTTATAATTACCAAGAGATATTTTATTCCCATTAACTTTTATTTGCGCACGCCAAGGGTTATTCTTTCTAAAGCTTGGAAACACACCCAAATATTTAGATTTAGAATTAATTGAACTTCTTCTGTTTTTAGCATTCTCAGAAGCATTACATTTTCTAATATTTGCCTTTTGATTATTTAATCCGTTATGGTCAATATGATCACATATTTCCCCTTTATTTAATCCAAGTATTACTGCATGCATTCTTATTGAAGTTTTAATACCATTCTTTCTTATTGCCCTTGCAGCGTATACAGTATATGGTTTTACATCTGCATACCATTTCCATTGAGATAAATATTCACAATCTTCATCATCTATTATTGCAATATACCCTTTTGATAATTTTATTTCTTTCATTTTTTTAAGCCTTCGCGAATATATTTATAATCAATTCCTGTTTTTTTTATTTCTGGTTCATTCTTTCCTATGCTTCTTGTCGGTGTGGCAGTATTACTGCCTATTGGTACACTTGATCCTTCAACCAGTTTGGCCTCAAGAACGTACCAGAAATATCCTGCTTCATCAGCTGTTTCCTTATTGGCTATTTCCGGGTAATATTTTTGCCATGCTTCATATTCATTCGGGTAATCTTCATCATTAATAGCAATATCCAATTTGACATAATACATGCCAACACTGTGATTACGTACCCATTCATTAGCATACTGAAGCATCATATATGCATTGCGTTTGCGCAGTATTTTTGATTCAAAGATAAGAGCCTCTGTGTTTCCTTCATAATCATAACCGAGCTCTTTCCATGTAAATGTCTTAGTATAAGCCTTTAATTCATCGCCGTCAGCAATAACTTTAGAGAATTCCATACGATGTTCCTGAATGTGCATTAGCATCTTATTATTCTGCAAACTCCTGTTCCATATACCGGGTAAATGCACATCGTTATGTGAATCCATGTAATTAGTAGTGTTGATAACTACTTCAACATTGAGTGAATCTATATCCGTTGGCTCTATTGTTTCCCCAGCAGCTTTACGGGCAGCCGTTTTTGTATCACGAATAACAGGCTTGATTATTACAGGGCAATCAGCCTTTTTCATTATAGCTTTTTTCTGAGCTACCAGCTTATCCTTGTTATCAATAAGGAAATTGAACAGTTCCTTTTTTGTCTTGAATTCCTGGTCGTTATACTTTTCCATTGTCATTTTTTTTAATAAGTTCCTGCTCCTCAAGCTTTTTGCGCTTTATCTCACGTAATCTTTTTATAAGCTTCGCCTTTTTTTTGTCTTTATTGCTCATGGTTCCTGTATTTGTACGACATTAATAAGTTTATCACGCTCAAATTTATATATATCGCCATTATCAATCGGTTCAAGATCTATAAGTTCAAGATATTGGTTCCAGGTAATGATATTATTATTATAGGCTTTCTCGGCAGAATCAGAATTCTTTGCCAGTGCTTCGGCTTTATCCTGAAAAGCATCCTGCAAAGCCTGCACGTGTGAAAAATCAGTACGCAATTCAAAGCCATATTTACGCATATTAAGGCGATCGGTATAATACTGGTCCTCATTCTCAACAAGCGGTATCACCGTATCCTGATATAATCGCCTGACAGCCTGCACCTGATTTTCAAAGGTTGCGCCCCGGGTATATGTCTTATACAGTTCGGGCGGGATCTTGAATCCATTGGATATTATCATTGCATTATTCGAAAATTCATCATAAATGCCCAGTTCACGGCTGTTCATTATCGTTTTGGTATATCTTATATCGGAATATGATATAAGGAACTGCTTCTGCTCTTCTCTTAGTCCGTACTGGTTTTTAAATGTAGAATCTATTTCGTCTTTTGCAGTCGGCGTTAAAGGTATCATTGTGCCGGTAGCATCTTTATTATTGGCAGAAATTATGCCCTGCATACCCCGTGACTTTAATATAACATTCATTGCCTCGAAAGCCAGTTGTGTATTGGTAATTGCATATTTAAGGTTTTCCAGCCGTGAAGTGCCCATGATTGAAGTACCAATATAAGAAGTGTTAATATCATTGAAATGTATAACCTGGCTAGGTTTATATTCTCTGGGAGGTTTAGTGTTTGTTAAACTGTACAGTTCTATTATTCCCTTAAGATCAACCTGGTCATATAATTTACCGGTCTGCTTAACAGTAACCCACTCTGATGGCAGGTTCATCATTGATTGTACAGTGACTATATCTGTTTCAAAAGATCCTAAAGGGTTATTAAGGTAAATATAATTATTGCCAAAAGTAAAGAACATATAATAATGCTCATGATTGAATTCCTTGATCGATTGCAACGGATTAGGGCGTTCAACAAATAGTCGCCTTGCGTTTTTTATCGCTTCCTTATTTGTGTTCCAGGGTATTTCTTCACCATCAAGGTCAACAATATACTTTTTACCATTGGCTGCTGCACTGGCCAGTATGTCTATACATCCGAACAATACAGGATTTGTGCTAACGGCTTTACGGTAATCACTGGCATCAGAGAGAGAAAGCCAGGCTGGGCGGTCCACCAGGTATTGATAATTAAAACGGTTAAATGAACTACGGGATACCCCGGAGAGCCGGTAAAAAAATTCTGATAATGTATAAAATGGTCTAATCATTTATTAATTTTTAAACAGTCCGTGATACTTTTCAAGATAAGCCGCTAATCCGGCCAGTGAATCGGCAGCATCATCATTCTCATTATCCGTTTTTAACAGCTTGCAAGCCTGATCCATTAATTTCTGCAATGTGTCATTAGGCTTTTCAGGAAAATAGAAATACATCTTTACAAGCCCTGAATTAGCTAATATACGAGCCATTTTATTAGCTTTTGCAAATTGTCCGAATATCTCAATACCGGGCAACAGTTCACGTAACCGACGGGTAAAATAAGCCCCGAAACTATTCGTTTCAACAACAATATTACTGATCTTATGCTCTTTTACCTTGCTTTGCACCTGCCCTTCCTGTATTGTCAAATTATCCTGATCGAATATAGCATCAGTAATATATACCCTGTTGCCATATACACGTGCTATTGGCATAGAGAAATGGTCCTCACCTTCATCAGCCGCATCGATAAATACAATAGTGAAATATTCAGTGTTCTCAGGAAATTCTTTGTATCGTTTTAAACTGCTTACCGGGAATACCTGCCCTTCAAGCTCTGATATCCATCCTCCCAGAACAATATTATCATATTCTTTGGGATCTTCCTCTTTTAACCGGTTATAATCAGACAATATGTTACGTGGTATCTTGTTCTTATCAGCATCCAGGTAGCTTGTGTGTATGTATA